ATGGAAGTCTTAACATGGCAGGCGCGTATCAAAAAGAATGTAACACTGAAGCAGTTGGAGCAAATGACCGGAATCAGCAAAACGACACTGAATACGATTGAGAACGGTCTGACATCTCCGACGCTCCGGCAACTGGAAGCCATAGCGATTGCGCTTGACACGAAGATCAGTGCTCTCTATGACTCTGAATATAAATAAGTATATCACATGAGCTGCGATGATACGCAGATCACAGAACGATTTCCGTAATTACGGAAACGAGAGCCGAACCCATTCACGAAGCCTGAAAAAAATGGTAATATTTTCAAAAGGAGGCGATGAAAATGGATATTCGGCAGAAAATAATCGGACTGCTGAACAAGATAGACTCTGAAACTCTCCTGAAGAGAATATATGAGTTTATCAAGTACATATACATATATCAGTAGCCGACACGAAGAGAAGGGAATCCAGATGGGTTCCCTTTTTTATTTTTTCTCTTCTGAAGCATTCCTCTTCTGAATAAGGTCCTTCGCCCTCGCTTTTATGCCATCCCTCACATCCTTCGGAAGTCCGACATATAACTCGACGATGAATCGGTCGAGGTCATCCAGTTCGTACTGCAAGCAGAGTTCATCAAGAACAGTCTGCGGCAGATCGGAGAACATCTCTCCATCCTCATCCATTAACCAGTCATAATTCACGTTATATTCACGACAGATGGATTTCGCCATCTGGTCAGTGAGAGATCGTTCGCTTTTTTCTATTTTAGAAATGGCCGTCTTTCCAACACCTAATTTTTCACCGAATTTTTCAAGCGTTAAGGAAAGAACGGTTCTGATCTCTTTTACACGCTCGCCTTGCGTCATTGCATTCACCTTCCTTTCTAAACAAAGAATACCACTGCATAAAAAGAAAGTCAATCAGAAAAGTTGGCAAAGGGGACAAAAAAGAGTTGACAACGTGAGCATAGGGCACTATAATGTAGGCATAGGGCACAGATAAACACACATCATCATAAAGGAGGCAACAACAGTGACAACGATTCAGGTATACAGAAATCGAAGGAACTCAAACAAATACATAGAAGTGCATAACGATGGACATTATCACAATTCACTGAAGCAGTACCTGTACTGGGAAAGAAACGTCGTAACAGGTGAACCACTTCCGAAACCAGTGAAGAATATCACAGGAGACAGACGGCTCCATCGTTGGAGAAAAGCGAACCTGAAGGAACTGCTCGAAGATTACGAGCCAGTGACAGCATAAAGAAAGGAGGAACACACATGGCAGCAGCAACTCTTGAAATGGATAACAAGGAACTGAAGAAACAAACCGAAGACATTGAGGAAATGATTTCACTGCTGAAGCAGCTGACCAGCGGCGAGAAGCGTGAAGTCAAAGGAATCATGATTGGATTGCAGATGGCAAAGCAGGCAGGACTGACTGCATAGAATGTCCCCGACATTTATGTCGGGGAGTACATATACGAGGAGAATAGACATGAAACTGAATAAAGAAAAATTCATGAAGACAGAAATGGGCGGCGAATTAGAAGAAACTATTCGCACATGGGACAAGGCCCTTGATGAAAGAAGAAAAGCAACACCGGGAATCGGAAATTCAAATCAGGGACTCGGCTTCAAATACTGGGAAAACACTTGCAGAAGCTGTCAGGACAGATGGGAAGTGTTCAAGCTGGCGATCAAGCAGTTTTATGGAATTGAATTTTTCTTCACGAGAACAGATGAATACTTCGGAATCGTGACAGAAGATGAAGCAGACTGGTTGATGAAGGTTGAGAGATAGGAGGAAGCACAATGCAGATACGAAGTGAGAACGACCTGAAACTGGCATATGAAACGATAAACAGCTTCAAGGAAATGATGCCGATGGCGCAGAAAACAGATGCCGCGCTGGAATATATAAAAGAACTAAAGAGAGACATCAGAGGATTCTTCAGAAAAGAAAAAGAGAAGCCACAGCGAAGACTGGTAAAAGACAATGGGATTGATGGCTATATAGTGCTGATGCAGCTTCCATCATTCCTGAACAGCAAAGAAGATGCTGCGGTGTACTTCGAAGAGAACGAAGTAATGACATGCAGACCTTCAATATACGACTGCACAGGACAGGCATTCACAAGTTGGTACAAGATAGTCGAGAGAAGCGGAAGTCTGTGGGCATATCACAGCGTATGCTTCGATGTGTAAAAGAGAAGGAGGAGCAGGCATGACAACGAAAGATCAGGAAAGACAGGCAATCGAAAAGATCAGAAAGATCGTGGAAGGACTCGGAGAAAACAGTTACGTCGGATTCGCGATGGAGGGAGTTCTGGAACTGGCAGAGGACAACATTCGAGAAGATACTGCGTACAGTATGAAGAAAAACGCAGAGATCGCGTGGGAGAGAGCAGACAAAGCAGAGAAAGAGAACAAAGACCTGAAGAAAGAGATTGAAGACCTGAAGAAGACCGTCGAGAAGAAAGGAACAACCATTTCAGAACTGAACACGGAACTCTGCAATGCGAGAGAAGAGGCAAAAGCGAACGAGATTCCTGAAGAACTGATTCAGGAGATGTATTGCATGGCCTATGACAAGGAAGCAGAGTCAATCGGAAAGATGGAGAGGGCAGCAGATCAGATGGCAGCGGCAATCATTGCCGGAGAAGATGTGCATGGATTCGCAGAGGAGTACAAGAAGCAGAAAGCAAACCGGAGCAGATACAGAAAAGTGATGGAGGAACTGGACAAGAGAGAAAGACGGAGGGCCGGAAGAGAATGAGAAAGAAATATTATCATGCGGCAACACCGGAGACGATGGAGAAGATCATTGCTGACGGAGTAGTGAAAAGAGGATGGGACGGTTGCGTGTACATCTGCGAAAAGCCACAGGACGCAGCGAAGTTCGTGGCAATCAGAGGACACGATGAAGTGGCAGTGATAGAAGTGATTCTTCCAGCAAACAAGGTGAAGGAATCATTTGACCATTCAGTCCAGTTCTTCCAGTGCAAAGCATTTATGTATGAAGAAGACATCAAAGTCAGACCAAACGCAGAAGTTGTTGAATACAGTTTCAAGTGAACGAAAGGAGAAGATGATGTTCATTTTATCACAGGACAAAACAAGGATTTTCAATATGCAAGGTCACATTGAGGGAATCGGATATGAGGAAGAGAACTTCAAGAAGGGGAAGAAAGAAGAGATCAGACACACGATTCAGGTGTTTGACGGATGCGCCGAAGAAATTGCCGAGTACGAATGCAAAGAAGATTGCCTGCTCGTGTTGTATGCGATTTTCAAAGCGATAGAGCAGGGAGGTAAAACGGCAGAGCTTCCGGCACGGGAGGAAATGAAAGAACAGAGAGAAGCATTGAAACAGTATCTGGAATCAGGAAAGAAACTGACAGAGTGGACAGCAGAACTCCTGAAAGAATTGCTTGATATGTAATAAAAGCCGAAACAGGGCATCCGCCCTGTCTGAACACGACGGCAACGTGTTCACTGATGATGGCAAGCCGAAAGACATTATCGGAGCATCGTGAAAACATGGCGGCGCGTACAGTCTGCCAGAACACTGTATGGATGGATAACAGGTTTTAGCACTTTTTAAGGTGAAAAGGCAGACACGGTGAGAACGCTTGCCAGAAAGAAGGTGATACAGATGTTTAATGAACAGCGGCCAGTGCAAATTCTGGAACTGTTCGGAGGAATAGGGAGTCCGCGATGTGCACTCCGCAACCTCGGCATCCCGACAAAGGCGATTGACTATGTGGAAATAGATGAAAAGGCCGTGAGGTCATACAATTCGATGTTCGCAGAGGAATTGCCGTACAAGACGCAGAGCGTTGTCGGATGGAATCTGAAGCCTGACATCCTGATCCACGGAAGTCCATGTCAGGACATGAGCATTGCAGGACATCAGGGAAAAGCAAAGTCAGAGGACGGAAGAATCAACAGAGGCAAAGGAGCCGATCAGGGAAGCGGAACACGATCGAGCCTGATGTGGGAGACAATACATATCATCGAGCAGATGGAAAAGTGGAAACCAAAATATGTGATATGGGAGAATGTGCGGAATGTAACGAGCCGACACATGATCGCAAACTTCATCCGGTATCAGAAAGAGATGGAGCGCATGGGGTACACGAACAACTATGAGGTGCTGGATGCCAGAGAGTTCGGACTACCGCAGGCCAGAGAAAGAGTGTTCACAATATCCGTCCTCGGAGGAGAGAAGTTTCAGTTCGACGAACTGATTCGGACACCGATGCGGAGCATTGATGAGTTTCTGGAAAAGAACGAAGAAGTGCCGGAAGTGTACGATGTGACACAGCCATCTGTGAGAGAGGTGATCGGAGTGACCGGGAGCGTAAGAAGAGCAACGGTCATCGAAGACTATGCCTTCACGATCACGACTCGGCAGGACAGAACACCAGCGCAGGTGATTGACTGCGGAAAGGGAAGATACAGATACCTGACAGAGTTGGAGTGCTGGCGGTTGCAAGGCTACACAGACGAGGACTTCGAGAGAGCAAAGAAAGCACAGCAGAAGAAAGGGAGATACTACACGGCATTATATAAGCAGGCAGGGAACAGCATCGCAGTTCCAATCTTTGAAAGTATCTTCCGAAAAATAATCCTGAATGAAGTCAGAGAAAAGGAGGAACAAAGGTGAACGACGGACCAATAGTGAGAAGAATTTCATTCGACATTCACGGAGAGTTCATCACACAGCTTGCGAGAGAATGGTTTTATACCGGAGAAAAGAGCCATGAGAAAGTCATTGAGATTCTGATGGACAGCATGACCGGGACAGATACACCAGAGGCGCAGATCAGGAGATACGCAGAGGACATTCTGCTCGGCCGCGCTGCTCTGAAGGGAAGCACGGCAGCAGGTACATATCATCTCGAAACATACGAACCGGGAGAAGAAGAACAGATGCCGCAGAGCATGAACATCTGGAAAGAAGTCGAAAGACGTAAGAAAGCAGAGAAGGACCTGCGGAGGATGATTGAACGGTGGGACGTAGCAATGGACCACATATCGGAAAGCACACAGAGAGAAATCCGAAAGGAACTCGGAGAAGAGACTGCGGAGGATAGACAGCAGGACGCACTCGACGGTTTCATGAAACGAATGATGGATGAAGAAGATCACACAACAGATGATTATGGATGGTTAGAACCGGACGGAACTTTTCATGGAGTGGGATGGGGAGATCATCAGGAATGGGCAAACAACTATCTGAAAGAGAAACTGACAGAAGAAGAACGATTCAATGCGATGATAGAAATAAACGCATCAGGAATGGCAAAGTGCAGCGCAGACATCGTAGGAGCAGGAGATTATCTGATAAGAAGAGGATGGGTGCTCTTGCATAATCCATCACAGGGAATCGCAATTCCGACGAGAGATTTTTCAAGAGAGTACACAAAGGCACAGAAAGAGTTCTTGTACGACTATTACATGGAAAGAAACTGCAAAAAGGAGGCGAACGCAATATGGCAAGAAGACGAGTGAGAAGTGATGAGGAAAGAAGAATCAGAGCAGACGAAAGACTGCGAGAAGAACTGTCGAGAGGATGCGAGTATTCTGGAACACAGGAGATCGTTCAGGAAACATTCGAGGAGATGAGAGAACAGCTCGGAATGGAAGGAGACTGGGACGAAATAAGCGTGACAGACACAGACAACAGAGGATTTGTTCTTCAGGATGTGATTGAAGAGTTCTATGACCTGATGATCGAGAAAGTTCTGAACTACATCGGTGCAGAGTGATAAAGCAATGAAGGAGGAATCAACATGGCAGTAAGAACACAACCGGATGCGCTGAAGGTATTCGCTGCGATCGCAATGATCGTCAACAGCCGGGAGGATTCAGCAAAGGTGAAATTGACAAGTGTAACCAAAAAGACAGATAGAGAAGAGAAAAGAAGTGCATGAAATGAAAAAGCCTTCGGAATTGCTTGCAGGCTTCCGAAGGCGATTCGTTGCAGTACATGAAAGAGCATGGACTGACACTTCAGGGAATGAAACTGGACGGAAAGAAGATCAGAGACGTTGTGGCAAACATCATGAAACTGTCAGGAACGAAGGTGGCGCAGATTGATGGAATCAACAGTAATTTGTTGCCGGAGTTCGTGGAGCAGTTGAAAGAAGGCAAGCTGACGTTCTCTGCTGCATACGAACTCTCTGGAATGTCAAAAGAAGATCAGGAGGAGATGCTGAAGGCACATGAAGAGGGCGAGGCCCCGACATGGAAAGAGGTCAGAGAAGCAAAGCGGCCAGAGCCGGAAGATGTGTCAGAGTCTGACACGTTACCGGGACAGATGGAATACCCGAAGGACTATGAGAAACCGGAGGACGAAGAAGAGTCCGATCAGGAAGAAGAACAGGAGCATGAGGAAGAGTGGGAGCAGGCGCATCCAGAGAGCATCACATCGTTGTGCTACTCCTGCCAGAGATACGCAGATTGCAACGTGAAGACAGGAACCTGCGAGAACTGCGATCAGTACGTCAATAAGGCAGAGGAGGAGAAAACAGACGAGCAGAGGTACGATGAGGAGCAGGCAGCAATCGACAGAGAGACGGCCAGAAAGCTGCGCGAGCAGGAACAGGAAGAGAAGATGAACAATCTCCCATCTGATAGCAGGGAGGAAAAGGAGTACATCAGACTCTCCACGGACACCTTCGAGGATGTGATCGCCGGAAGAAGACCATACCTGATTCTGAAAAATGACAAGATCAGAACCGGAATGATCGTGAGCGCGCTTGAATTTGTGCAGGGCAGAGCAACCGGAAGAGAACTGGCACTGGAAATCGTCTGCATGGACGATGCAGGAACATCATCAGCACTGGAAGACGGATATTGTGTCGTAGGCATCCGGCAGCAGGAGATTCTGAAAGAGACAGGAGCAGATGCAGCAGAGTATGCAGATCAGCCTGCTATGCAGTACGGAGCATAAGGAGGAAAACATGATTTTTATAAATTCACCATTCGCGATTCTGGATGAGGCTTTTCGGAGCCTCTATCCAGACAAGAAATACAAAGCCTGCATTGAACCGAGCATAAAAGACGATGAAGGAAACCGAGTGTTCGGGTTCACGCAGTTCAGCAAAGGAGAGACACCAGTCATTGCAATCAGCGCAGAACTGAACATCATGGACGCGACGGAGATATTCGCACATGAACTGGCTCATGTGGCAGCAGGCGAGGAAGCAGGCCACGGAGAAAGATGGGACGAGGAGTTCCAGAGGATATTCGATGAGTACAACCGGATAGGCAAGGAACGGTTCGGAGAAGACGGAAAAGAGATCGAGACAGCACCGGAATACAGAGGCGGATGGATTCGGTCAGAAGACCGGATGCCGGAGGAAGGCGAAGATGTGCTCGTGTGGTTTGAGTATTTCCGGTTCGGGAACTATCAGGAATTATTCCAGACGGTAGGCATCAGTTGCACATGGAGAGGCAAGTGGTCAGGGTTCGTGAATGGTTCGAGCGGTTGGAGAGATTTGAGAATTATCGCATGGCAGCCATTACCGGAGCCATACAGAGAGGAGCAGGAAAACAATGGCGAAGAAAATGAATGACGAGGAGATGCTGGAAACAATGGAACAGGCAGTAAAGATGCACTTCATGGCATTTCAGCAATTTATGAAGCAGACAGGCGGAGACATTGGCCTGTCACTGCAACTGACAACCAGTTACATGGTGGCGATGCTTAAAGGCTCACAAGAGCAGAACGAGAAGGAAGAGAAACTGTTAAAATTGTTGCTTACGTCAGGAGAAAGCAATCTGACGAACTAAAGGGAGGAATTGACATGGCACTATTAAACGGATTCAAAGAAACAGAGACAGAGCAGCAGTACAGAAGAGGTGAAATCTATTACATCAACAACGCAAGCAAGGAACACATCGGAAGTGAGATGAAAAAGGACAGACCTGCGGTGATCGTCTCCTGCGATGCGAACAACAAGCACAGCGATGTGCTCGAAGTGGTCTTCCTGACATCAGCACCGAAGAAAGACCTTCCGACGCACGTTACGATCAGGAGCACCGGAAGAAAGTCAGAGGCATTATGCGAACAGCCGACTCCGGTGTCTGTGGAGAGAATCAACAACTTCGTCGGTAAAGCATCAGAGAAGGAAATGGAGCAGATTGACATTGCACTCCTGATCGGACTCGGCATCAAACTGGCAGGAGCCGAAAATCAATCGGGGGGGGCCTCACGAAAATCTGAACAGCAGATTCAGAGCAGCGTGAAGGACAGAAGCAAGGAAGAATCGGAGAAAATGGCCGAAGAGAACCAGATGCTTCGAGAAGAACTGAAAAAGCAGCAGGAGAGCACAATCCGATCAGAGGCGGAGTGCTCTGCATATAAAGCAATGCACGAACAACTGCTGAAAAAGCTAATGGAGAGGAGGGAATGAGATGCACAAGCTGGCACTACTGATGAAGGACATCGCAAGAGCAAGCGTGTCGGCAGTGGTTGGCCTGTTCATGTTAGGAGTTGCAATCGTGATCGGAATCATCGTTCTGGTCACGATTATGACCGTGTTGAAAATGGCAATCAATGACATCAGCGAGTTTTTCAAGAAAATAGCAAGGAGAAGATGA